ATATAAATATATATTCCTATTTTTTAACATTTAACTATTTATTGTTAGGTAAAAACTATGGCAAAAGATTACGAAATATTCGAAGGAAAAACCTTATCTGATGTATTTAAAGACATCTACGATAATTCCAAAACCAATAAAACACAATTAGAAGTATTGATGAAAGAGGTTGTGGGATTTATCAAAGACGGAGATACAGCCGTTCAGATTATTCCTATGTTAAAAGAATATTTAGAAATCAATGTCAAGAACGACGAACAACTTGTTAAGTTAGCAACAATCGTTCAAAGAATTACAGCAGCAGAAAAAAGAGTATCGGATAGTGGAGATGAGTTTGGTTTAACTGAAAATGAAAAACAACAACTTATGGACGCGATAGAATCTGATGTTCAAGAGTTACAAATCAAAAAAGACGAAATAGAAAGTTCTATCAGTAAGGAAAACTAATGCCCTATTTTGATGAGTCTCCAGCAAAGTTTGGAGAAACAAAAGAAAAAAATACAGTTCGCTTAGAAGACAACACTACATCAAATCGAAATGTTGATGAGAGATTGTTGCGTCTAAAAATGAAACAATTAGTTCAGAAAGAATTCTTTCATCAATTAGAACCCGTTGAAGTCATAGAGATTGAAGAGGAAGAAGGCGGAAATAAATTTGGAAACATTATCGGTAGATACATTTATTCTGAATACAATATTTCAAAAGGAGATGCCAGAAGTAATGGAAGTTTTAAACCAATCAATTCTAACATTTTACAAATGCCTTTACCAGGTGAACTTGTAGTCGGATTGGAATTTAACGACGAAAGATATTATTTTTCTGCACTGAATCCGAGCACTGAAATTATCAACAATGATAAACAAACTATTAACCAAAGTGTTTTCGATGAAGAAAACAATACAACACCAGTTGAAGAACAAACAGATTTTGAAAATATTTCTAATAATAAGAGAGGAAAACGTAATGAGTTCAGGCCAGGTGATACTCTAATTCAAGGTAGACATAATAATTACATACATTTATCAAGTAGACAATTTGGTAAGGGTGGGCCAGACTCAGGTAATATTCTGATTGGTGCTTTAAATAATGATAAAGGTGGTAGTGAAATTCAATTAATTTCATCTGGTTCTAATTCTTATCCTTTAGCTGTTGACCTTGCTGGTTTATCTATGAACAAATCATCAAATGGTAGAAGTGTATTATCTAATAGAGACCAATTCGTAGCTAATAGATTTTCAGAACCTTCTATATTTATGAATTCTGATAGAATAGTTCTGCACGCAAGGTCTGAGGATATAGCTATTTTTGCAACAAAAGGTAATGTTCACATCAAAGGAACAAAAGTTCAAATAAGAAATTCACGACAAATTAGTTTAAGTGCAAATGAAGTAGTTAATGAAACTAAAAAATTATATCGTTTAAAAGAGGACTTAAAATCTGGTAATGTATTATTATTACCTGACGGAATAGTTGAACGAGGTAGAACACTTGCAGAAAAACACCAAGAAAATATTTTACATTTTATAGACCAATTAAATAGTTTAATTCCAGCAGCAATTCCTGGAACTCGTTCCATTCCTAATCCAGCCTGGCTTAATAACATTAGAACTAAAATTAAAAACGCAAGAGATAGATTACGACAGAATAAATTAATCATCAGTTTAAAGTGGTTAGACTTTGATACTTGGAAAACTTATACCATTGATGAGTTAAGAGAAGCTTGGAGTCCAGTTCCTGGTATGGCTGATGTACTTTCAAAACTAAGTAATTTAAAAGACCTTGTTGAAGATGTTAAAAATTTAAAACAAGAATATGAGGTAGCGAAAGCAAAATTTGAAGAATACAAAGCTATTGCAAAAAATCCAGCAGAATATTTTGAAAACTTAATTTTAGCAAAAGTAGAAACATTAACTTTTGATGACTTTGTCGAAATAGAAGTTCAGATAAATGATTTTGAAAGTGCTGGTGGAGATTTGGGTGAAATTGAAAACGGAGAAGCATTAAAGAAAGAATCTGGACAACTCAAAGCAGAATATGAAGCAATAATTCAAAATCAAGGCAGTCCTGGTTTCCAAGGTAGATTAGACTCTTGGAAAGATAAAGCAGAGAAATTTACAAATAAAGTAAAAAGTGGATTTGCAAATGGATTTAATATGTCAATCGTAAATAGAGAAATAGAAATAACAACACAAGAAACAACTGTTATGGCAGCAGAAAGTTTATCCGAAGCCGTCCAAGCCGGTGAACAAGCACAAAAGAATTTAAGAAACGTATAGGAGTGAATAATGAATAAAAATAAATTAAGAAATATAATCGAATTAGTTGTTCGTAAAGAAGTCAAAAAACAACTGAGCGAGATATTTATTAATGACGAAAAAGAAATTAGTTTATCGGAAACAATTTCTAAACCTAAACCTAAAAAGGTAATTAAGAAAAAACCAATAAAACAATACTCAAAAAACCCAGTTTTAAATGAAGTATTGAATAACACCAAACCATTAGGAGCACCAATGGAAGATGAATATCCAACATTGGGCGGTGGAGTGTTAGGTTCTGACAATATGGCAGAAGTATTAGGTTATGGAGATTTAGGTATGGGTAGTAATAAAGAAAGAGCGAGAGAAATGGCAGCAGTTGATTCAATCAAAAAAGCAGGAGTTGCAATAGACCAAGTTCCTGAAGATGTTCAAAACGCATTAACTCGTGATTATTCTGGACTTATGAAAGCTATTGATAAAAAGAAAAAAGGCGAAGGTAATTACAGACCATAATGGCAAGAAGCGTAAGAGAAATAGATACAAATGATGATGTTTATGTAGGAATTAAATTTCCATTATCCTATGGATTAAATGGATTTTTCTTTCAATCAAAAACAATTCAAGAACAATCAAAATCAAATTTGAGAAACTTATTACTGACTACACCAGGTGAAAGAGTAATGCAGCCAACATTTGGTTCTGATTTAAAATTACTATTATTTCAAAACTTTGACGACATAGCAGAAGATAGTATTGCAGAAATAATAAACGAAGCTGTGGATAGACAATTACCTTATATCAACATACAAGATATTTTTGTTGATAAAGATGAAAGTGGTAATTCAATCGGAATACAAATAGAATATTCCACATCACTTGACCCAAACTCAATAGACGCTTTACAATTACAATTTAACATCGGAGAATAAAAATGCCTACGACTAATTTAAGAGAGGTAGATTACGGAACAAACAAAAAGATAGTTAAGAAAGAAGTTAATTATCTTGGAAGAGATTTTGCAGACATAAGAGATAATCTTATAGAATTTGCTAAATCTTATTTCCCTTCACAATACAATGATTTCAATGAAGCATCACCAGGTATGATGTTTGTTGAGATGGCTGCGTATGTTGGAGATATACTAAATTATTATGTTGATAATCAATTTAGAGAAACACTTTTAAATCAAGCAGAAGAAAGAAAAAATGTTTTAGAGATTGCACAATCATTAGGATACAAACCTAAATTAGCTTGTCCAGCCACTGTAAAACTTTCATTTACTCTTGATGTTCCAGCTAAAGATTTAGGTAGTGGTGTATATCAACCAGATTTAGATTATGCTGGAAGACTTCAGGCAGATAGTAGATTTCTTTCATCTAATGGTGTAGAGTTTAATTTATTAGATGATGTTGATTTTAAAGTATCGAGTTCATTAGACCCAATGGACGTTACAGCATTAGAACCAGCTTCTGGAAATATTCCTACTAATTTTAGATTAACGAAAACAGGAATTGCAAAATCAGGTATTAGAAAAACACAAACATTTACTTTTGGTAATGCAAAAACATTTGATAGTGTGGTTTTAGCAGAGTCTGATGTTACGGAAATCATATCCATTACAGATTCCAACGGAAACAAATGGTATGAAGTTCCTTTCTTGGCACAAGATACTGTGTTTGAATCAGAAGAGAACACAAGTTTAAATGACCCAAGTTTATCATCTTATAAAAATGATACACCTTATTTATTAAAACTTATCAAAACAGCAAGAAGATTTACAACAAGAGTTCGTGATGATAACAAAACAATAGTAAAATTTGGTAGTGGTATAAGTTCTAATCCAGATGAAGAATTAGTTCCAAATCCTGATAATGTTGGTTCATCATTAGGTTTTGGTGTATCAAGATTAGATGAAAGTTATGACCCAACTAATTTCTTAAAAACACAAACCTTTGGATTAGCTCCAGCAAACACAACACTTACAATAGAATATGTTTATGGTGGAGCCATTGAACACAATGTTGGAGTAAATAGTGTTAATAGAATTTTAGAAAGAAACTTTACAAACTCAACAACAGGCTTAGTTTCCGCAACACAAACTACAACAGAAGAAAGTTTAACCGTAACTAATTTAGAAAGAGCTACAGGTGGAGCAAGTCAAGAAACTCTTGATGAAATGAAACTAAATGCTTCTGCTTTCTTTAACGCACAAAACAGAGCAGTTACAAGAGCTGACTACATAACGAGAGTTTATTCTTTACCACAAAAATATGGTAATGTTGCGAAAGCATATATTGTTCAAGATGAACAATTAGAAGAAGAAGGACAATTAGAAGTTATCAATGGTGAAGTAAAAAGAATTAAAGCTGTTGATGTTATTCCTAATCCATTAGCATTGAATATGTATATGTTAGGATATACAGCAGACGGGAAACTAACTCAGTTAAACGAGGCTGTAAAACAAAATGTTAAAACTTATCTTTCTCAATATAGAGTATTGACAGATGCGATAAACTTAAAAGACGCTTACATTGTTAATGTAGGTGTTAGATTTGCAATCACGGTAAAAAGAGGATTTAACAAAAACGAAGTATTGTTCAAAGCTATTCAACAAGTTAAAAAACATTTTGAAACTAAAAAATGGCAAATCAATCAACCAATCGTACTGAGTGATATAGCTTATGTGATTGGATTAGTTGAAGGAGTTGTCACGGTAGTTCCACCACAAGATAATAATCCAAATAAAAATCTTGTAGTTATTGAAAATAAACACAAAGTTGCAGAGGGATATAGTGGAAATATCTACGATACAGATGCAGCTACAAGAGACGGAATCGTCTACACTTCATTAGACCCAAGTATATTTGAGGTTAAATATCCTAATATAGATATTGAAGGTAGAGTAGTAGGAGATAGATAATGCATTATTTTGAATTTAATAAAAGAGATGCAACCATATATTCAGGTGCAACTACATCATCAAGAAACACAGGTTTAGATGAGATATTAGAAATTAATAAAGAAGTTGCAGATAACGGAACGGTTCAAAACATTTCAAGAATATTGATTGACTTTGATTATTCTTATATTTCTCAATCCATACAAAGTGGTAAAATACCAGCTACTGCAAAATATTATTTAAATTTATTTGATGCGACTTCTGATGAAGTTGAAGCAGAACAAAATGTATTTGTTTATATGGTTAGTGGTAGTGCTTGGAAACAAGGAACAGGAAAACTTGACCACAATCCCGTAACACAAGACGGAGTAACTTATCAATACCGTGACCACGAAAACACAACACCTTGGGTAACAGGTTCAGTATTGACTGACGGGGGTGCTTGGTGGACAGGTAGTCAAGGTGGTCAATATAAAGTTAGTTCGTCTTATCAACTTACATTTGACAAAAAAGATTTACGAGTAGATGTTTCAGACTTAGTCAAGAACCATATTTATTCAAGTTCATTATTTCCAAATAGAGGCTTTTTAGTCAAGAGAGAATCACTATACACAGGTTCAAGTGATTTCTCATACAATCCAGGAAGTGATACTACAAAAGATGAGGCAAGTTCTACAAGATTAGGAAACCTAAAATATTTCGGTAGAGAAACTCATACAATCTATCCACCTAAATTAGAAGTAGTATGGGACGATAGTTCTTGGAGTACAGGTAGTTTATCACCATTGACATCAACAAATTTAGAACAATTAAAAGTATATTTTAAAAACCTAAGAGAAGAATATAAAGAAAAGTCAGTAGTAAAATTTAGAGTAGTTGGTAGAGAATTATATCCAACAACTGCATTTGACACTACACCAGCAGAACTTACTGTAAAATACTTACCAAGTGCATCTGCATTCTATGAAGTTAGAGATGCAGAAACCGAAGAGGTAATTGTTCCTTATGGTAGTGGTTCAAAAATTAGTTGTGATTCCACAGGTAATTTCTTTAATATACAAATGGACGGATTTCAATCAGAAAGAAATTATCGTTTTTGTATTAAGGTAGTTAGTGGTAGTGGAACAACAGATGAACAGATAAACTTTTATGATGACGGATATGAATTTAGAGTGGTGAGATAATGCCTTATTTACCTTCACAAGCAAGATTAAAATCAGACGCATACCGAAAAATTCTTGATGCGGATATTATAGAACAAGATGAAATACTTAGAGATTTAATTGCAAAACAACAAGTATCAGGTTCTATCGATGCTAACAATCCCACAAGAGATGAG